CGGACCGTCAAAGGGGCGCAGGTGGCGTCTGCCGGCGTTGTCGGTAGCGGGCTGTTTATGGAAGTTCAAAAGCAGATCGAACCTTTGGTGCCGTACAGCGAGTATTTCAAGTATATCTTCCTTGGTGTGGCCCTGATCGGTGTCGGTTATATGATTTTCGCCCGGGTCAGTGACAGGAAGAAGGGCTTGCGCTGATGCTCGCATTTTTCAGCAAGATTTTCAGCGGGATATGGGCATACGTTGTCATCGCTGCCGCCGCTGTGGTGACGGTCCTCGCTGTGATCGTTGCCGCGAGGGAAGCGGGCAAGGATAGCGAGAAGGTGAAATCAGCAAGGGAGACATTGGATGTACTCAAGAAACAAAGGAAGGCTGCGGCTAATTCTCCTGCTGACAAGCCTGCTGTTGTTGACCGGATGCGAGACGGCACTTTCTGACCCGGCCTCAGTCTGCCCGGCAATCGTGAAATACTCCCCGGAGTTTTTGATCGAGGCGGCTGATGCTCTTGACGAGCTGCCGCAAGGATCCCCGCTTGTTCGCATGATCATCGACTATCAGCGCGAGCGGGATCAGCTCCGGGAATGTCAGTAACAATTAGAAAAGGAGCCTCCGTTTCCAGAAGCCCCTTCCCCGTTGCGTAACTACACCACATAACCACGCTGGATTTAGATAGATACCTTTGGCCGAACAATCAAGAACATTAAGAACTTTGGCTAGCGCGGCAGGAATCGAACCTGCATCATTATCCCTTACCGGAATCCGCTCTACCATTGAGCTACACGCCTTTAATGTGCGGGCCGGACTTGATACCGGCATTAACTCGATATTTCGCTCGCTGCTTTCTTGTCACCAAGGCGGCAGTTGCGATCCGCCTTCCTCCGCCCCGTCGTGTTCTCCACGCCGCCGCACTCCGGCAATATACCCCGCCGCCGGACGAAAAACCATCCCCAAGCCCCCAAACATTCCGACAATTCACACTATCGTTATGCCTAAATTGTACAATGGACACTAATTTTCCATTTCATTTTTAATGTCCATTCACATAAATCCTGCTTTGTCAGGGTACTGTTTTTCGAAAAACGGCACCCTGAAATTAATCTGGCAGTCAATGTGGCCGCTAATTAATGTGGCCGCCATATTAATTAGCGGCCACATTGACTGCCAGACCTATTAGCAAATCCCATCGTGAGCAATTGCATAAATCCACGCATATTTTGGCGACGGTTTGCAGAAAATAAGTGCTGATTTTCTTGCGACCTATGTGCGACATGGCTTGTTTTTTGGGTCACTTTGGAAACAAATAACCCCTCGAAAACATTATGTCTTCAAGGGCTTATGTGGTGCCGCCACCAGGAATCGAACCCGGGACCCGCTGATTAAAGGTCAGCTTCCATAGGGTTGATATTGTTTAATAAATATTAACATACATTGATTTTGCTGGATTTTATGTTGACGAAGGTTTATATAGTTTGATGAACATATATAAACGCTGCGACCTATGTGCGACTTGGTGCGACATGGATGCGACATGGAAAGGGCTTAACGATGGCGTCGAAACCGCTCACAATTTCAAATATTCGGGCTGGCAAAAAAGGTGACGTATTCAACGATGACAAGGTTATCGGCTTGCACCTGAAGGTCAACGCAGCGTCGGCCTCTTTCTATCTGTATTACCGGACCCGCGACGGCATGGAAAGGCGCCCGAAGATCGGCAGCTATCCGGAAATGACAATCTTTAGAGCAAGAGATGTCGCCAAGGCGATTAAAGATAATGTTGCGCTTGGTCAGGATGTTGCCGGGGACTGGAAAAAAGCCAAGAAGGATCCGCTTGTCTGCGATTTAACGGAGCGGTTCGAAGCCTACTTCACTGATAAATGGCGAAGTCAAAAATCAATCACCAATGCAAAAAGCCGAATTGATAATATCATCAACCCTAAAATCGGGAAAAGGAAGGTGAGGGATATTACAGATGACGATATTGAGAACATCCACAAGTCTTTGGCTAAGACGCCATATGCCGCGAACCGCACCCTTTCGCTACTATCGAAAATGTTTGCTATGGCCGAAAAGTGGAAGATGCGACCACAAAATACAAACCCCGTCTTTGGTATCGACCGATTTAAAGAGCATAAGCGACGTAGATTTATGGATGGCGCCGAGGCCCCTTTGATTGCGTTCGAGCTGGAGCGACGGAAGAAAAGCACTCCGGGCAGCGTATTGTTTCTTTATCTCCTGATACTGACCGGTGCCCGCAAAAGCGAAATTGCCAACGCCACATGGGATCAAATCAAGGGCAATCGTATCTTTGACCTGGGTGAAAACAAAACTCAGGACGAACGCTCGATATACCTACCAGCCCCGGCGATGGAAATCATCGAACAGCTTCCCAAAACATCCGGGACGATCACAGGCATAAAGGATCCGAAAAAGGTTTGGGATAGCGTGAGAACGGCCGCTGGTTGTCCGGACCTCCGAATGCACGACCTTCGCAGAACATTCGCCTCAGCGGCCTTGTCCTCAGGATTTGGGCTGGATCAGATCGGGGAGCTGCTTCGTCATCGGAATAAATCCACGACTGACGGTTATTCCTACATGATGGAAGCAGACTTTAACGATGCGGCAGAAGCCACGGCGCTGCGGATTCAGGGGATGATGGATGGGGGCCGACCGGCGTTGAAGGTGGTTAAGTGAATCGCCTATTCGTCCGTTGCTGTGATGTTGATTAGGTCGCGATTACGATCAGAGGCTTTGAACACCCTGCCTTCGAAAGGCGGCGGAAAGCCGGTGGAAAAAATAGGATAGTTATATTTTGAGTTATAATTTTACTTGATTTATTAGCAATCGACCGTCGAAGGCCCACGGGCGTCCGTAGCGGCTATAATGCACAGGCCCCCAAATATTTTCTCCGGCCTGCACTGACGCCATTATACAAGTTGGCGTTACGCAGATAATCCGCGCTTAAAGTCCGAAATCGCTTGGTCCTGCGCTGCATTAATAGGGAATTATATACGAAACTAGACAAAATCGCTTGCCCCTAGTACCTATTTAATGTATATAAATAGACAGAAACAGAGGGCAGGTAAATGACGCAGAAAGCACCGGGACGCAGCGACCGCAAAGGATTGAGCGTTCTAGAATTATTCAAGATGTTTCCTGATGAAACAGCCGCCAAAAGTTGGTTGGAAAATATCAGATGGCCGGATGGTGACCGTCATTGCCCAAACTGCGGAAGCGTCAAAACGTCTGTTGTAAAAAATGAGAAACCAATGCCTTATCATTGCGGCGATTGTCGGAAATATTTCAGCGTAAAAACCGGAACAGTCATGCAGTCGAGCAAGGTTGCACTGCAAAAATGGGTTATCGCAATTTACCTGATGTCAACAAGTCTCAAAGGCGTATCCAGTATGAAACTACATCGCGATCTTGGCGTTACGCAAAAGACAGCATGGATGCTCGCCCAAAAAATCCGCCAAGGTTGGATTGAAGGTGGTGATAAGCTGGATGGCGAAATTGAGGTTGATGAAACCTACATCGGCGGCAAGGAAAAGAACAAGCACCGTAACAAGCGTTTGAATGCTGGACGCGGCGCAGTTGGCAAGGTTGCCGTCATTGGAGCAAAGCAACGCGGCGGCAAAATTCGCGCCCATAAAATCACCAAAACCGACGCTGCAACCTTGCAAGGTTTTGTAGTCCAAAATGTCGAAGCCCAATCTTCTGTCTTTACGGATGAGCATAGGGGCTATATCGGCCTAGCAGGCGCGTATGAGCATAAATCAGTCAAGCATAGCGTTGGCGAATATGTTGCTGGAATGGTTCACACCAATGGCATTGAAAGCTTCTGGGCGATGCTCAAGCGTGGTTACAAAGGGACATATCACCAAATGAGCGAGAAGCACCTTACCCGCTATGTGACCGAATTTGCAGGCCGCCACAATGTCCGCGATCTTGATACGCTTGCTCAAATGACTGTTCTTGCGAAGGGCTTAGACGGCAAGCGACTTCGCTATGATGATCTGGTTGCAGCAATATGAAAAACGAGCGCATCACCGAGGACTTTGTGCGAGAGCATTTCAAGAATGATCCGCTTGTTGGCGCTATTCGTCTTGATGAACAGAAAACGACTGTTGCAAAAGCCAGAACCTGCTTGTCTAAAGCATCCAAGAATATGACGGGTAAATCGGGATACCCTGAATTTATAATCAGCCTTCCCGCGCTTCCCGATGACATAATCGTAGTTGAGTGCAAAGCCGATGCCAAAGCTCATCGAAGCGTATTGGGAGATGATCCGTCCGGTTTTGCTGTTGACGGTGCGCTCCATTACTCAGCCTTCCTATCATCCAAATATAATGTCATTTCAATTGCGGTAAGCGGGAGTAATTCCAAAAAACTGAAAATTTCATCATTCTACCAGAAGAAGGGTGAAACAGAAGTCAAAGAAGAAGATGGCAAACTTCTGGATATATTTTCATATATCGAGCATCTAGGCGGGGGGGCGCAAGCGCAGAATATCGAAAGCGCGGAGATTACGAAAACCGCTATTGATCTGAACAATGATCTGAATGATTATTCGATAGCTGAATACGAGCGATGCACGATTGTTAGTGCGATTTTGTTAGCTCTCCATAACCCTGCCTTCAAAGGATCATACAAAAAAGTAGCTTCGTCCAAAGAGATGAAGCCGACGCCCGCGCGCGTCGCAAAGGCTATAATTACCGGCATCGGTAACTGGCTAGAGGATAATGAAATTGACGCTGATCGCGTCAAATCCATGCTAGGCGAATTTGAGAAAATAAAAAATCACGACATTGCTAAGTCGGATCAAATCAAAAAGAAAAAGGCCACAGCAGAAGATGACAATTATGTTCTGCGTGATCTGACTGAACGGCTCGAAAAATCTATCCTTCCTCTAATATCAATGGGTGAGAAAGGATATGATGTTCTTGGCCGCTTCTATCGAGAATTTATCCGATATGCGGGAACAGACAAGAAGACAGGGCTGGTTCTGACCCCGCAACATATAACTGAATTGTTCTGTGACATAGTTGCCCTTAATGCAAACGACACGGTTTACGACAGTTGCTGCGGAACAGGCGGATTCTTGATAGCTTCCATGAAACGGATGGTCGGTCTGGCTGTTAATGACGTTAGCAAAAAAACGGCGATAAAAAAGAACCAGCTTATTGGCATCGAGAAGCGCACGGATATGTTTACATTCGCTTGCTCCAACATGATGATGAGTAGCGATGGAAAGTCGCACATATATCAAGGCGATTCTTTCTCACCATTAAACGTAGCAAAGATTAAAACGCTCAAGCCGACAGTGGCTTTCTTGAATCCGCCATATGATGTGGGTGAGGATGGACAGCTAGAGTTTATTGAAGGAGCTTTGGACTGTTTACAACAGGGTGGGAGTTGTGCTGCAATCGTCCAAATGAGCTGCGTGACATCATCCAGTGCCGCCGCTGTTTTGGTAAGAGAGCGATTGCTTGAAAAGCATAAATTGACAGGCGTATTCTCGATGCCAGACGATCTTTTCCACCCAGTCGGTGTGATCACCTGCATCATTATATTTGAGGCTCACAGTCCCCACCCAGCGGGCTACAAGACGTTCTTTGGATACTTCAAAGACGATGGATTTCGCAAAGCCAAGAATGTGGGAAGAGTCAATCAGGGGCAGTGGGATGCGGTCAAGGCGGAGTGGCTTGAGGCTTATCTGAATCGTGAAGGAAAGACGGGTCTAAGTGTTCTCAAGGCTGTTTCGGCTTCCGATGAATGGTGTGCTGAAGCCTATATGGAAACCGACTATTCAAGTATTAGCCAGAATGATTTTGAAAAAGTGCTTAAGGGATACATCGCGTTTAAGGTGACCCATGGTTGAACCTGTAAAGCTCAAGGAACTTTTTCATATCGAGTATGGCAATCAGCTCGATAAGAACAAAATGTGTGAGTGCCGGTCAGGAACAAATTTTGTCTCAAGAACCTCTGCCAATCTTGGCGTGGATACCAAAGTTGAAGCTATTTCGGGCGTAGATCCGTATGAAGCCGGTCTGATAACTGCCACACTTGGCGGAACATATCTGTTGTCTGCATTTGTCCAACCAGAAGAATTTTATACTGGACAGAATATTAAAGTATTGCGGCCATTGAAGCAGATGTCGTTCAATGAAAAAATATATTATTGTTTAGCAATTGCGCGAAACAGATTTCGTTATACCTCGCATGGTCGTGAAGCAAATAAGACGTTTGATGACATTCTAGTGCCACCATTCTCTGCTCTGCCTAACTGGGTCAATGCTACCTCAATCCAAGCACCCAACATGGAGGCCTCGTCTGATCATAGTGTAGCGCTGGATTTTGGAAGCTGGAAGGGTTTCCGATATGATGAGATATTCGATATTGAGCGGGGCAAAGGCCCAAGAAAATCCAAACTGACCGGGCATGGCGACACACCGTTCATTACCTCAACTGATCAAAACAACGGACTGACTGGGTTTACAACCGAGAAAGCTCGACACAATGGGAATGTGATTACTGTCAATCGCAATGGAAGTGTTGGTGAGGCCTTTTACCAAGTTGAGCCATTTTCCTCGACGGAAGACGTTCATGTATTAAAGCCCAAATTTCCCCTGAATAAGTATATTGCCATTTTTATGCTTCCCCTGTTCCGGGCTGAAAAATATCGCTTTAACTATGGGAGAAAATGGGGGTTGAGTCGAATGAATGAATCAATCATTCGACTACCAACAAAAAGCGATGGTCAGCCCGATTGGGATTTCATGGAAAGCTATGTTAAAACACTACCATATAGTGCAAGTTTGTGAGCGAAATAATGACTGAAAAAACAGCCCCCCAAAAAGGCCGTCCAATTAAAAACAAAATGGACCAGATACCAGCCATGCCCGAGGACATTGCAAAAGCGATGTTCAAAGCTGCGGATAAAAAAATCAAGAAGGCGAAAAAGAAGCCAAAGAAGAAACCGAATTAGGCGACGTGTCTAGTTTCGTATATAATTCCCTATTTCTTCCTCCTATACCCGTTCACAATCGACCGCCCGAAGGCCAGCCCAATCTTGTCACACAGCGCCTTGCCCTCGTCGTAATCGCCGACAACGGTAGGATGCATAATGACGCCGTTTGTATGCATAAATTCCGCCTTGTGGCTGTCATCCGGATACCGCTTCGGGCTTATGCTGCAAAACAACGGTCCTACGTACCTGTGCCAGCCGCCGTCGCTGGATTGCTGCCAATCAGTCATGACCCTTTCAACTCCTGAAATGCGACTATTGATATGCTCTCAAATCCGGTTAATTCTTCAATCTTCTCTATCGCACTAAAAATATCTTCGTGCGTTTTTGGGTAGATAGTCGCTGACAAAAAGCTGTTTCCAAATCCGCTGTTTCCGTCTTTTTTCCGAAAGCAATAAGAAACGTGCAGTCCAGGATATTTGATGTCGTCACTCATCCAACCTCTCCAATGCTTCTGTAAGGATTTTGCGGGCCTCGGTGATGCACCATGCTTTGGCTTCGGCTACTGTTCCGAACACTTCGCCCTTCAAATAACCTCCGTCGTCAAATGAATTTGTGGTTATTGTTGCGGCGATAGATTTCCCCCTTGCGGGAATAACATTGGTAAAGAGGCAGTCGTGTACCTTGGATGTCTCGATTGCACCCTTGCCTTTTCTCCACTCAACCATTCCGCCCTCCCGTCATTGGTTTACCTGAAACGTCAACCCGAACCGTCATCCCGCCAAGCGAATTCATCACATACTGAACGCCTGTCCCGTGGTCCGTGAGTATGATTAAGCCTGGCCGCTTTTTAGTGCCGTCTGTTGCGTCTCGTTTAAAGCCAAGCCCATAATTAAATATTCTGTAAAGAATAAGGCCAAGAAGGAATCCAGCGGCCAAATGCAAGGGATTAGTCATCCAACTTCCCCAACACATCCCGAGCCGCGCGAGCAGGGTTTACAACGCCGCCGGATATAAGTTCCAACGCCGCCCGCATTTCCTTGTTTGCTGCGGCAATGGCTTGCAACCTGTCTCCAAACCCCTTGATGCCACGGTACGCTGCGAGCCCTTCTGTTTCTTTCGTCGCCATTATGATGCTCCCATGAGGTAGACTGTCGCGAAGGCAAGCCACTGGAACGCCCCGGTCAGCCATTCGCCGATTTCAGTAGGCCCCGGAGACCGTTTGCCGAAACTCAGCCTGTGATATTGCGACCATCCAATATAGTAGGCGAGCGTCTTGGACGCACCGGCCGCGAAGATGACAAACCCTGCCGCCAGGTCGCCGTGCCACCAGAACAGTATTGCGAAGGGCAGGGTCATCAGGATGCCATTGAGGGTCAGGCCGATCGCGTCATAGAGTGTCGTTGTCGGATCAATCCCAACCATCTTGGCGAAAGGTTTCAGTATCCAGCCTACTGGCCTTTCGTCTATGTCTTGCGGTTTCACTGTATGCCCAAGATCCATATACGACCCATGTCCGAGGGAAACCGCGCCGACCGATGCAACATAGGCAAGCAGGACGAACCACCATTCAGGCACGAGCAGATAGCCGACAGCGCCCCATCCTCCGCAATACAGCATCTGCTTGATCGGGCGGTGCAGGAAGTCGAGCCACGGCGCGCCGCGCAGACGGTATAGGAGCGCGCCGGCCAGTGCGAAAAGCAGGGTGTAGAGGATGGTCATTCCGCACCTGTATACATTGGGCCGTATGGTGGTGACGGGACATTCTGCCGGTCTTCCCTGGCGCTTTCCGCGATATCACGTATTGCCTGATCTCGACTTTCGACGGGAGTAAGACTTTCATTGATTGCATCAAGAACTTCATGGAGCCGATCGGCTAATCTACAGATTGAATCGGCACTACTGCTGATCCGCGGGAAAACAGCGTGGGCCTTGCCTTCCGCTTCTTTCTCGTTTGTACCCGGGCGAACGTTCCCGAACAATTGTTGCTGGATTGATTCCGTTTTTTCGACGGCCTCCCTGATGCGGTTGTCCGCCTCGTTTAATCTAAGTAACAGTTCCATTTTAAAATCCTTTGTTGAGTTAAACCTGCTGGCCTTCCGGGTATTTTGTCGCCAGCGGGCGGAAATCATCCCCGGCCGCCAATCCGCATTCAGTGCATTTCATCATGGGGATGACGTTGCCGTGATAATGTGCATCGTCATATCCCCGGAGCGGCTTCGTTTCATGGCCGCAGTGATCGCACTCAAAAATTGCGGTGAAGTCACGACGGTTTTGGGTTATGACGGTTTTGATTTTCATCGAGGACCTCGCTTACGTTTCAAGCATCGAGCGGACAATGGCGCCAAAAATATAATCCTTGGCTTTCTGCTCAACCGGCAGCTCGTCGTAAGGCACGTAGCAGGGGTGCGTTTTTGCCGCAGGATCCTTAACCGCCCCATATTTCCAGCCTTCTGCGGTCTTCTGCTTCAGCCAGCTTTCATGTGACGCCGACGGTCCGGCCGCGGGGTTGTCGATGATAAACTCAACCCCGGCCACGGCGCTGTCTTTTTGCCATTCCGGGGCGTCATCCCAAGGCAACTGGCTGTCGTCGCCAATCGCCTGGCAATAAGCCCTGTTCGCCTCATGGCAGACTTTGGCTATATTTTTGATACTCATAATTTCCTCCTAAAAATTGAATGTACGGTGGGCTCCTAAGCCCGGCAGTAATTTACGGAGTAACACACCGAACCGGCAAACCTCTCCGCGATTGACTTTCGCATTACTGCTTTCTGGTAATCCCCGCACGGACCCCCATGGGAGACGAAAGGTGGTTTGCCGGTGTTAGTTAAAACATACGATCGATAATTTCAGTCAAATAGGCAGATGAAATAGGGCCTTCTTTCTCTTTCATTTTACGAATAACTTCGTGGAAATAGGCCACATCAACGCCCGTCAACTGATCCTCAAGTACAGAGGGATTGCTCAAGTCAAGCTTGGATATCTGAAAACACATTTTCAGGATTTGACCGGCATTAATCGTGAAGTCTCGCTTGATAAATTTGCGCAGCCTGATGATTGAGCAAATCGGATAAAGGGAGCCGATATACCGCAACTCTTTCGTCAGCAAAGCCTCAAGCGCATCGGCCTTGAGGACAAGTTCGCCGTTACCGGATGTCCAATAATTTGTGCAATGGACGAAATCAAAATTCTTATGGATTTCCGTCGCGTCCCCGTAGAAGCGAAGGATGATCTGGACCCTACCGGAGAGGGTTATTGCATTGCTGGATAGAAATACGGGTTCGTAATTTTCGACCGTTACCGCGGACTCTTCGGCATCAGATGACATTGAGTGTGCAACATATTCAGTAGCGTCTTGCGCATCCGGATCGGCGTCGGCCTCAAAGTATTTATATCCGTCATCTTCTTTGTTGGATGCAACGCCCGCACTTTTGACTTTAATGTTAACCCGGCCGTCCTCATCGGTGACATCAATAGCAACTTCCATCCCATTTTTGAATTTTGGCCTGGACTTAAATTTTTTGACATAATACTTCGCCACTGCGAGCGTTGTTTCGTGGTTCGTGAAGTAAAGATCATAATCGTTGACCTTTTCCCGCAGCAGCATTGATGCAATGGATCCGCCGGTAATAATGGTGTTTTTCTCGACGAGTTTCCGGACCTTTGGATCGTCAATTGTTTCGATAAATTCTGTGAACTTCTTCCGCAAAACTGACTTGATTGTTTTGGCTTTCATTTGGCCTCTCCTTGCTTTCCATAAAATTTAGTTATTCCCGAAAACCGCTGATCGAAACAATACCAAGCACAATCTTCCTTGCCGGACGTGCCGTTCTCCATCCACGAAACCCGGCCTACTGTCACAATCTTTGAACAATATCTGAGGTATGGGACGGCTTGCTTAGTGTGCATCCACGGCGCGTCGAATAGCAGCCATGTGGGGCGTTGCATGGAAAGGTGTTCTATGAGCGGATGGAGAACCTTGCGGTCCCATGGCGGATTGGTGATAAAGCAACCTACGTCGCCGAGGACCATCCTGCCAAAAGCATCAGCCTTCCTAATATCTGCTCTTTGTGGCTCGATATCCCATGCCGTGGCGCAAATATGTCCGTGGCGCTCCAAATGATCTATTAACGCCCCATTGCCGGCGCACGGCTCGCAGAACCGCGTCCCGGCGGCCAAGTACGGTAGGAGCGGGATAACCGCTTCGTATGGCGTCGGGTAATAGTCACGCTCATTGCGCTTGAAATTGCTGCGGCGGCCCATCACGCCGACCCCCGAAGCGATTGCTCCGCCATCAAATCGCCTGCCAGCAGCGCAAGTTCAGCCTCTTCCTTTGGCGTGGATATCGGCCGGATATATCGGAATGCCGTTTCCCGCCCGCTCTTCCTCACTAGATCGGCGGCGTCCAGCATTTCATCAGTAATCCCGTAATCGCAATACAAGGCGACCTGGTTCACTTCCCCGGTGAAATGAATGGTTGGGGATTCCTTCCGCATTCCATGGGAGTGCGCCATGCATTCCATCTTGTAGGATTGCATGTCCACTTTCGCCTGGTCCTCCGGAACAAGGATCAGCGTTTTAACCATCAGCCTTTTCCTTCTTCCGGCAAAACTCCTCGATGTCCGCAGGGTAGTAATAAACCCGGCCCCCGAATTTATGCCAAACCGGCCCCTTCTCATGGCATCGCCATACAGCCAAAGTTTGAACCGCCACACGAAGCAATTTAGCGGCCTCTTGCGGACTTAACGCCGCCTCTATTTGTTCGATACTAGTCACTTGCAAATCCCTCCAAGGCGCCGTGATAACCATCCAGAACTTCCTGAATGAACTTTTCGAAAGTGTCGGACGCCAGCAGCCTTAAATCCGTCTGTCCGACGCTATCCAGAAATGTGCCGCCCTTGTATCCGGCTTCTTTCATCGCCCGCTCCAACTGCTCATTGGTTGGACTGAAGGCCGTCGCTGTTTTTTTATGGTGTTCAGAAATCATTTTTAAGTGCCTCAATGAGCAAGCTGTTTGTGTTTCGCCGGGCAGGCTCACCATCGACGGGATAAAGGCGAACCCTCTCGCCGGCCGATGGCAAACCCGGCAGATCATTTAAACCCGCTTCCCATCGATGCGGTTCTTGACCCGATACGCCCCGTCGGCATCCCGGCCGAGAACATCAATTTTCTTTTTGTTCGCAGGATTTTTCGACGGCTTTTGGCCCGCCGCATTTCGTTCACCCATTTTGGAAAACTGTGTGCGGTTGACAAGGTGGGGCGGTGTCGTCTCGGTCATCTGCAATCTCCTGCGAAAGAATTTTGTAATATTTCCCGTCCTTGATAACGCTCAATCGGGCGGGCGTTTTAAGCTCCGCTGTCCGGGCAAGCGCGTCGGTCACGTCCATTGGCGGGCGGGTGCCGGGGGCACGTTTCCACCACCAGCTTCGGGCCCATTTCGGGGCGCTTTCGAAAGCCACCCATTCCGTGAAGTTCCGAATGCCCGCGTAGTAAGTAACCCGCATGGAATCCGGTTTGCCGTTCTTTTTGTGGCGCTCATACCGGATATTGGTGACAGCAACCACTTCGGGCTTTCTGTCGGCCTTCAGCAGGGCCTCCCCTGATGCTGTGCTGGATAACTTCGTCACAGGAGGCGGGAACTCGAATGCGCAAGCCGGGCATATTCTTACCGCCGCGTAGACGATCTCCGAACATTCCGGGCAGAACTTCATAGGCGCTTCGCCGCCACCCTTGCCTTCCGGCGGGCGCTTGATCAGCAGATCGTCAAGCGGGCCGTGACGAGATACGTTTTTGGCAAAATCCAAAACCAAAAAATCAGCCAGTCCGGGAAACAACCTGTCCCCCCGGCAAATCATCTGGACATATAGCGACGTGGATTCCGTGGGGCGGATCAAGGCAATCAAGTCCGTTCGCGGGGAATCGAACCCGGTCGTCAACACATTGGCGTTGCTCAGAAAGGTGATTTCCCCGGATGTGAGCTGATCAATCCATCGGGCGCGGTCCGTCTTGCTTGTCTTGCTGGTGATGGCGTGGCCGGAAATGCCCCTCTCGTTCAGGATCTTCGCAATGTTTTCGGAATGATCAATGCCGGTGCAGAACAGGAGCCACGACTTGCGGTCTGCTCCCAACTCAATGATTTCATCGCAAATAGCATTGTTCAACGGATCAGTGTTGACGGCCTTGATCAACTGGCTTTCGATAAACTCCTTGCCACGCTTTTTCACGCCCTCGGTCGAAAGTTCTGTTTTGGTTTTCTTCGACCTGGGCGGCAGGAGATAACCCTGCTCAATCATTTCACCAATGTCGGCTTCGTAGACAACTTTGGAAAAAAGCGTGTCATCGCCTTCATGGATATAGCCGCTATCAAGGCGGTAATCCGTCGCGGTGAGCCCGACAACCTTAACCTTTGGATTGATCAGCCGAAGCGCGGTAAAAACGGATCCGTACATGGACTCGTCTTTTTTGCTGATCAAGTGCGCCTCGTCAACCACCACAATATCGATATGCCCAACCCGCTCAACGGCGCGGTGCAGCGATTGAATGCCAGCATAAAGGATTTGATCATCGGTGTCGTAACTTCCAAGCCCCGCCGAATAAACGCCAACCGGCGCTTCCGGCCACAATCCGACAAGATGCTTCAGGTTTTGACCGATCAACTCCTTGACGTGGGTGAGCATCAAAATTCTCGTCTCGGGGAAAAACTCGATCGCCGATTTTGTGAATGACGCAATCACCAAGCTCTTGCCAGTTCCCGCAGGCAGGACAATCAACGGATTGCCGGTTTCCTTCTCGAAATACCGGTACACAGCGTCGATAGCCTCCTGCTGGTAAGGGCGAAGCGTGATGCCTGTTGGTTTTGGCTTGAAGAGGGTGGCTTGGGCGGTCATCCGTTCCTCCATTCACTGCCGTCCGGCAACCGATACAGCACCCAATTTTCCTCAACACTGGCGTCAATTTGTTCCGCGTCGATCAGCGACGGCAAATACAGGTGATCAGGACAGCCCGCTTCCTGCAGTTCAAAATCCATATCTTTGTAAAGATGCTTCGCGCAGCTCCAGCCGCCGGTTTCTTCCGGCGTCGAGTGTAGGCATGTCCGGCAGTTTGCGTCCGGCTGCCGTTTCTGGTGGCAGATGTCAAGGTAGTCACAAAACTTACACTGGAAGTTTGTCTCGTCACCGATTTGCGAGGGCGGGTTATCCCGGAAGATAATATCTTTCGCCCGCGCCTTCATTTTCTGCACAGTAACAATATCGGCATTGGTTCGAACGGAAGTGTACTCCCTGCCGCCCGGCGTACTGACCGTCGTATAAGCGCGGGTGTATCCGCCATATTCCATATACATGACGACTTGAACGTAATAGGTGTAATCCCATTCCCGGAGTGCCGATTTTTCGCCAAGATCAATCTTCAGTTTGTTAAGCTTGTTGAACTTCGCGTCGTTGACCGCCTTGTTTTCCCATATATGCGGAGTCTTGGGCGCCTGCAAAATGCCGCCAATGATGCCGTCCGTATGGCCTTTGAAATGCCCATTGAAGTCCGAGAATTCCAACTGCTCGCCGGTTTCCGGATTAAAACATTCAAGATGAGCTTCGGGGATCGCGTTCAGTCGGGCGGCGGTAATATCTTCCTGCACGAAGCCGTCCTTAAATCGCTTCAGGCTTGCGGCATCGAAGATAACCACCTTGATCCACCTGAAATTATACCAAAGCTCACGCGAGCAGGGGCGGCCGATCGAGGACATGCCAAGATATAGCCGTCTGCCGGGGTCATAGTGGTCAACTATGGCCTTATCCATCGCAACCAGCGTCGGATCCTGCTCTTGTGGTTTGGGGAGTAAAGCCATGCCTACCGGTTCCACGGCCCGGATTGCTGATTAGGCGGAGGCGTGTAGCCTTGCTGCGGAGGCGTGGGGGCGCCACTGCCCGGCTGGGCGCCACTGCCCGGCTGGGCGGCATTGTTCCCCGGCATCGGCGGAGTCGCCGCCTGCGTAGGCTGAGGCTGCTGCGTAGGTTGCTGTGCTGGCTGCCGATGCTGCGTGGGCGCGCCGAATGTCCATTTCTTTGGCGCATCGGGATCGTTTTGGTCGAACACATCGGTAATATTGTTAAATTCCTTGCCGTCTTTTTTGGATGTCGTTTTATTCAGTTTCACCCAATATGTCTGGTGCATTAACGGTTCCGTACTGGCGAGAACGGTGTGAATGCCAACAGCGCGAGCCAAAGCCGCAATCAGTTTGTTGCCTTTTTCGACCTGCCAGGCTTCCTTGCCGAAAATACTGGCATTTTCAAAATGCTTCCCGCCATCGAACGGCCCGCCGGTCATCTGGAATTCGAATGAAAGCCCTCGGTCCGTTTCTCTTTCGCCGACCATCATCATTTGATACTCGCCCTCTTCGTAAACCTGAAAGTCATCCATGCGGCCGGTTGCGTCCGGGTCTACGGGGCTGTGAAGTTGTGCCATCTTTAATTTACCTCGGCTGTTTGTTGGGGTTGAGTTTGGGTTTGGGTAGAATCTGTCGCGGGCTGTCCCTGCGGTTTATTAAAATAAGGGACATATTGGGCGACATCGGCCCACATCCGCCCTTCAACCATGGGAATTTCTGACGGCATATCGTACCGGTTTTTCGCGTTGAATCCGGGGCGCTCCAGTGTGTGGAAAACCCGGTCCCCGGAACCGACGGCGCGAGTGACTTTCTTGTTAAAGCCAACATCCGTGTCCTTCGTCGCTGTCCGATAGTTCGCGAACAAAACGACATCGGCCCATTCCTTTAATTTTGGGGAGACTTTCTTGTGAAGTTTTGGCACATACCGGTCATAGGGGTCACGGAGCGGGTCCGCGAACTTGCTCACATCGCTGTGCCCCAACAAAATAATCGACATGCCGAAGTTGCCCCGCAGGTAATCCATCGCGCCGAGGAAATCTTCCCAAAGGCTGACCGCCTCCAGATAACCCTTGCCGTATTCAATATCCTCAATCGTCTTCACTCGATTTATCGCGGCGACATGCTTCCAGATAAGCGGCTCAAGCCAGTCAACGGTATCGACCACAACCGTTTTGAATTCATGCCGCTCGTTCGTCAAAGCGGTAACGGCGTCCTGAATATCCGTCCATGATTCCGCGACAGGGAAGCGGTCAATATGCTGGACCTTTTCAGACACCAACCCGTCTTCGGTTTGTATGAAAATAGGGGCGGGGGATTCGGTGCCGAACTTGGTTTTACCGATACCCTCCACGCCGTATAGGAAAACCCTCGGGGGCTTGTTGTCGCCACCCTTTTTGATACTGCCAAGTGAAATAGCCATTAATTTTCCTCTGCAACAAGTTTGATTGAAAGCTTCCCGGGCTTAACCGTCCGGGCCGAATCAAAGAACTTTGACAAACTGGCGGGCCACGCCTTGTAGGATGTCTCCGAAATCTTTCTTTCGATGGTGATATATTCCCCCGGAATATGATTATCATTTCTCAACTGAATTTCGATTTTAGCAAGCTCTTCGTTGTCCCATTTGACATTTTTCTTGCGGTCGCACTGCAATTTGCCCCCATTAACCATGACGGATTGCGAACCGTAAGGCTCGTCCTTGCCAACATATTCAGACAAAATCTGATCGCCATACTTGGCGTTGAGCGTAGCCTCGAAAACAGCATTTAGCTTTTTAACTACAGCGTCTTTCGTTTCCAGTTCGGATTGGATTTCCAGCAGCACATCATGGGGCAATGCCTCCCGTTCGGCGGAGGCCATTTGACTGAAATCAGATAGGGAGGGGATGTTTTTCATAAAGAGAATACCGCGCTGTTAATGATTTATTAAATCTCAACGAATATTCTCAATCATTCACAAAAATGTCAAAGCATATATCTATATGATCGTGAAAACTCACTATAATGAATAGCCAAGCTATTGATGTTTATGGTAAAGAGGCCCAAATATTTTTTCTCACTTCGGCCTCAATGATAAGGACATCCCATGCCAGATTTTGACACAGAGTTTTTTAGAGAGAAGTTGGTCGCGTCGGGGAAATCTCAGGCGGACTTAAGCAGGGCCTTAAAGATGG